GGAATTTGACGCTGGCGTAACTGCTCATCAATTTCTCGATCACGCACCGCGCCCATCGCATCGAATTGCCCTCGGCGCAAAGCCTGCTCCTGCCCATACATACCCATGAGTTGCTGCTGCTCCGCTGCCGGCAAAGCACGCAAGTAATTCTGCTCAGCGATGGCATTTTGACGCGCTTGAGTACCGAGGCCGAATAACCGTGATTGCTCTGCGCCGCCCGCTTGAATTGCGGAGTTTAGGGCAGTTTGATACGCATCAGTTTTGCTAAGGTTAAAATCACGCATTGCGCTCGAAAATGCCTCGCTGCCTCTCGGAATACCCGAGTTAGCGAGTTGATTTTCCATCGCTCTCTGCTCACTTTCGAAACGTGGATCTAAGCGCGACTGAGCCTGCCCATACATCGAGTCGATCACCTGCTGCCTAGCCGCCGCATCGGCTTCGGGCGAAGCGGGGGCAGAAGAGTAATCGAACGGGGTGCTGTAGTGTTCTTGGGCAGTGATCGCGGCCTGTGTGCCAGCGTCCGCCGCTGCGCCGATACCTTGGGCGGTTGGGGCGGGTGATTTTCCGGCCTGCAAATCATACGGATTTTGTGTCATTGCAGCTAAGTTTGAAACCGTTTGCCCAACACCGGCTGCGCTACCGCCAGCGGGCATGCCCTCATAGGTAAACGGCGTAGCCAGCGTTTCGCCGACTCGGCCAACTTGATCTCCAGCAACCGTACTTAATTCGCGACTTACTCGATTTTGTTGATCTAAAATCGCTTGCTGTTCTGGATCTAGCTTGAAGGTTCTCTTGTACCTCTGGATACCTTGCGGCGTCGGATCGCCAGTTGTCTCGTAAACAGAGCTGCCGTATGGCGTAAATTCATCGAGCTGATTGAGCTGCGTTTGAGCAACAGCCGTTTCTTTGTTTATTGCGCCCTGCGAAGCTGCAACTTGTGATGGATTAAATCCAGGGGGTGCTTCCGGTGTTCTTTTACTGCCCATTGTTTTCTACCCATTTTTTCGCTGGCTCAGAATATAGGCCATATGAGATCGCAGTCGCTTGGTTTTCTCCGGCGAACGGGTGAACGCCTTCCTGCTTAAAACCAAGCCCGGTAAGTAATTTACGACAACGTTTGTTTTTTTTCGTGGTGATGGCAGACAACCTCTTTACGCCAAGCTGAACAAACGGGTAACTCAGCATTGCCCGAATATTGCCCTGCGTGGCCCAACGTGGGGTCGCTGCAACGAAAGAAACTTCGATATCGGCAGAATAACGATAATTGTTGTAGATTGCCACTGCCATAATTTTATCCTCGTCGTCAGCTACCCCGATGGCTGTCAATGGCCGTTGGAATGGGCCGATGCCGCTGCTGCGCTCGGCCCACGTCACCAATTCTTCATCTCGACCGAATACCAAGGTTGTCAAATCGCGTTACCTTGCTGCCACACCATATCGTAGCTGTTAAATTTTATCGTGATTGACTTTGTAGCGCCGTGGATCGCAGGCGAAGCAGCCTCACCTAGCCCCGTCACAGTCACCCAGTTAGCAACCTGCGCCTCGCCCGTCCACAAGCCGGTGTCCCATCTTGCGACATCCCAAAGCGCACCAGCAATCGTGGATTCTGTCGGGACTGAAGTCGGAATTGTGTCAGAAAAGTCTAGGTTCAAATCTATCGCAAAACCTGGCGATCCCGTGGATGTAAAATGCGGGCGGCAAAGCGTGAACAGCTTTTGATTGCCTCGCGCCCCGTAATACGAAAACGCTGGCCGTATTTTCCAATCGATATTATTTGAATTGTCCGACACGCCGGTGTCAGCCTTGTAGATTATTCCGCCGTCCTGAGCGCCGAAATACAGATCATCGTTGTACAACGACCAGCAAGCGGCATTTTGATTAGTAAATCGACACCATGAGCCGGTTTGCGTATTAACCACATACTGATAAGCAGTCGTTGTGCTGATCGGGATATTATATAATTGGTACGATCCTTGCGGGTAATGCAGCGATTGCCAACCGAAATTCGTGCCATAATTTCGCGTTGAACTCACAAACTCATTTTGAATATTGGTTGACAGCGCCATGCTGGTGCTGCCGACTTGATCAATCGGCAGGAATGTCGTCAGCGATATTGCACCGTCTTGCGTCGTTACGATTAAATCTGCGCCGACTTTTTCAATGCACCGCCTGCCGATTGGCTTACCGATGCTGAAAACACCAGATAAAACCCAATCTGCTGCCGTGCTGGGATCGTTGCCCGCGAACAAAATCACTTCACCTTCGGACGTTATCGCAACGAATAAATCATCTGGCCCGGAGCCACCATCCCGCGTCCATGATCCGACAGCCATCAGATAGCCGCCTTTACGACATAGCCCACTCAAATCGAACGTCGAAACCGTGCCAGCTATTGATACTACTGGCAAATAACCAAAGGTCAGGCTTTCTTTGAAAACGAAAAACAACCGCCGCTGATGCGTCGTAACGTGAATAATGTCGGCCGCGGTGACGCCTGAAAGCGTTGGCGTAACAAATGCCGAGCCGTTGTAATAAATTGGCGCATCTTCCCCATTTACAAAATACAGAAAGTTTCCCCCCGCTGTCCCCATCATCGTGGTTTGCCATCTGGCATTTGTTTTGCCGGTGGCAATGGAGGTCGAAGCGCCTGCTGCGCTCGAATCGTAGATGACACTACCGGCAGCGCTGAGTAACTTGCGCGTTACCGGCCCTGCATATTCGACGAGTGTTTCTACAGCGCCGGTGCCGTTGCCGGTTGAATGCGATTCGTAGCCGCTACGCACGTCGCAGCTTGTGAGGTTCGGAAATACATTATCGAGCGATACCGCGAAATCTTCGGACATATTTGCGAGCGATTCGCGGGCGTTCCAGCCGCGCACAGGCGCAGGAATGCTTACGCTTTGCGACGTTTTAACTCTCTTAGAGTTGTTATTAAGCGGCTGTAACATTTTGGGATCGGCGGCGAGTCGCTGCGGGGCGCATTAACGCCTGCTGCATTGTTGGGGCGCGAGCGCTTGATTGTTGTGTAAGCTGCGCATAATTTCTGCTTGGATCGTAATTAATGATAGGAATATTCGGCGCGATCGGAATGCGCGTTGGGGCGACATAAGGCCGCGCAGCGTTTGCAGTTCCAGCTATCGGGGTAGTTTCGGTTCCAGCTATTGGGGCTGCTGGAGTCGTGCTTATTGGGCTTGCGGTAGTCGCTGTTGATTCAGGAGCGCCGGGGTATGCCGCAAGATAGGCGCTTGTTGGGAATTTTCTAAAAGCTATGTCTTTATTCTCATCCTCGAAAGTTGTGATTTTTGGATTTCCACCCTCACGAATATTATATTGATCGGGACTTAAATTAGCTCCCGATTGGCGTATAGCGTTACCGGCAGCAAGACCGGCTCCAACAGTCTGTCCTGCTGCCTTTAAATACGGAAGAGCTTTTACTCCAAATTGAGCGGCTTGACTGCCTGCTTTGGCGCTAGCGGCTAAAGCCTTACCAGCTTTGCCTCCTCCGACATTGAAGGCCGCTGTCGTTCCCGCCGCTGTCACAATGTCCTCAATATCCCCCCCCTGAAGTGCACTGCCACCACTCGCCATCGCTACGGCTAGGTACGGATCTCCGACAAAAATAGCGCCCACGGATAACGCTAATCCGAATGCGTCTTTGATCCCGAACTTTCGCTTAGGCCGTTGATTTTTCCACTGACTTAATCGCCCCGCATAGTCCATCGCAGCGAATTTCTGCATGTCGGTCGCTGTGGCCGCATCTATGCCGTTTTCGGCTAGAAACCGCCTCGAATTTCGCGCATACGCAGTGCCTGGATGGTTTTGCTGATATACGTCATATGCGTACCCACCGTCTGCATAAGTTCGCGACATTTGCATGCCCATGCCAACTATTTTTGGATCAAACCGATGATAGCCATCGGCGTTGTGATTTGGATCGTAATTTGGATTGATCCAGCCAACTTCGCCGAATTGCGGCTGATCGCTGGGTGTTTTGAGTCCCATACCGATAGCAGGATTGGGTCTACCAGCAACGACCGCTTTATTTGCTTGATCGCTGACTGCGGGCGGGATATTTTGGCTAAAGCGTCGAGTACCCATGCTAATACCGATAACGTAAGCCTAGATAATACCTTGCCTCGGCAGGCGACAATTCCAGCGCAATTGCCAGCGCCTCTTTTTTATCGGGCGGCAGCAAATCGATTTCGCCACGAAGGTTGGCTGCTGCGGGGTCTGACAATGGAAGGCTGGCATCAACATGGAATCGATCATCACCTATTCCAGCATTGACAGCTTGCGGCCCCAATTTGTTAATTTCGACATTGGCGTAGCCGGACAGATCGTCACCTCTCGCCGCCACGCCAGGAATAAGCATGCCGTTTTGATAGTCAATCGTCGGATTTACGCTGCTTCCTCCGCCGAGAGGGATGCTTAAAGCCGGATCGGCAGTTAAATTATCAACTGAAAAATCATCCGGCAGTCCGTATTTTGCCTTCCTCTCAGCATCGAGCCGATCTAACAACGCCGCGATTTCTTCCGCGGTCGGCACTACACTACGCCCAGCTTCCTTCAGGGATGTAGACGCCTCGCGTTGGCGTGTAGCCAACCATGTCTAAGATCGGCCTGCCGCCAGCACGGGAAGTTTCCGTCGCTAGTTTTTGCTCATATGAGCGATAGTCTTCAGAGTAATCAAGGCCGTTCTTTTTTCTGAATCGCCAGATGATGCCCATTTCCATCAAATGCTCATCGAGTACCCCGGTATCCGTGTCCGCTGTCCATTTCGACTGATTCGCGCCTGCGGCTGATTGACAGAAGTATGTCGATTGGTACTCAAATACCCACGTATTACCAGCACTCGGGGCGGGATACGCATATAACTTGCCACCGAATATTCGATAACTTGCATACGGCCCCGTTGCTGTTCGAGCTTTTAACGCTTGCCATTCGATTGGCGATAATGGCCCTCGAACGGGTTGCGTTAGCGTTCTATCCCAAAATGTCGAGCTGGTGATATAGCTGAAGCCTGGGGCGAGAGTTGTCATAACGCCTTGTAATTCAGCGGCCAGCGAAGTGTGCGTGACTTCAAGTTGGGTGGCTGGCCACGAAAATCTGTCTAACAACTCCCGCCCTTCCGTATTTGCCATCGCTTGCAGTGCGGTTATGTTTTGATCTGTCGAGCCGATCACCGCCGATGGCTGCGCCAAGCCAATCGTATCGCACACATTTTGAACGATAGTCAGCAGGCTCATGCTGCCTCTTTTTTCGGCCTGCCGCGTTTTGCGGGGCGCGACTCTAAGTCATCTTGAAGCTCGGTTATTTGCTCGCTTTGAGTTTTTACTAGACTTTCCATCGCTTCAATTTTCAGTTCCAGCGCAGAAATTTGCTCTGCGGCTTTATTTGTCCCAGCATTTTCTAAATAGATTTGAGCTTTTTTCACCAAAGCTAAACCGCCCATACCCAACCGCCGAATACTGTCCGCGTTCGAACTGGCTAAATCTTCGACTGTTTTAATGCCCGCCTCTTGACACGTTTTCAGTTGCGCGGGGGTGACCCCCGGCCAATGTTTAACGTCGGAGCCATTCACTGGCATTTCTAGTCCTTGCTTCCAAGCCTCATAGGCTTGTATGTAATACGGAATTGGACCATCACCGCGCCTGTTGCCATGACGCCACTCGTTGAGTAGCTGCTCTGTGACTACTTTATCAGAAACCAAGGTGCCTTGACTGCCTGCTGGTGTTAATTTCGCGTACTCAACGTCTTTGAATACCGGCATACCAGCCTCAATCGATGCGTTCCTGTCCTCGTCGGCGCGAAGCTCGAACTCGATGAAACAGGGCCGTTCTTTGTTGTCGCTCGGCAGAATGTCAACCATAAAGGCCTCCGCAGATTAAAAAGATGAGCGCCCCGAAAATAGGGCGCTCACGATGGGACTGCTTAAGGCCTAATTAAGCAGCGCTTCCGTCATCCATAAACGGATATTGGATCTCAAACTCGGCAAGGCCGGTCGATGGGGTGTCGATTGCCGATGCACCAATAGCCAGCTTCACCCGATCGCCAGAAACAACGGCATCATCAATGCTGCCTGCCGTAGCAGTTGCATAAACGAGTCCGT